GCCGCGTGATCAACGACCTCACTCTTGGTGAGTACGATGTCGTTATTGGTACTGCCCCGGCCCGCGACTCGTTCGACGAGATGCAGTTCGCCGAAGCCCTCAACTTGCGTCTGGCTGGTGTCGCCATCCCTGATGACGCCATCATTGAGTACAGCCACCTTGCCCGTAAGGGTGAGCTTGCCAAGCGCATTCGCATGATGACGGGCGTCGAGCAGACACCGGAACAGCAGGAAGCCGCAGCAGCCCAGAACGAGATTGCCATGCAGCAGGTTCAGCTCACGCTGGCGAAGATGCAGGCGGAAGTTCAGAAGCTGCAGTCCGAGGCGGCGATCAACATCGCCAAGGTCCAGGATGTGGCAGACGTCCAACCGCAGCTCAAGATGGCCGATCTGCAGGCGCAGATCGCTATGAAGGAGCAGGAGTTGCAGCTGCGGCGTGAGTTGGCCAACTTGACCAACCAGACTCGCCGCTCGCAGCAGGAGACCGCTGCCGCGACTCGCATCGCTGCCACCGTAATGCAGACCGCTGCAAAGACGCAGACACAAGCCGCATCGCGACCCGCCCCATTGATGCGGCCGATTACCCCGCAATAGGAGATTGATCATGTCCGAGGATAAGAAGGAAGTTACTCTTGATCGTATGCCTGGTTCAGACCCGATTGAGGACGCTCAAAGTCCCTCGATTGATCTGAACTTTGGCCTTGGCGAAGAGCCTAAGGCGGCTGCGCCGGTAGAAGAGCCAGAAGTTGCTGAGGAGACGGTTGCTGAGGCCCCTAAAGTTGAGCTGAAAGCTGAAGAACCGGTCGAAGCGCCTAGCATTCCTGAGCCTGAGGCAGGAATTGCCGCCGAACCGGAGGCAAAAATTGCCCCCGAACCGGAGCAAAAGAAGCCGATGGTGCCGAAGTCACGCCTCGATGAGGTGCTGGCGAAGCAGAAGGCTCTACAAAAGCAGCTTGATGACCTCATGGCTGCAAAAAACGTAGCCGAAAACGCTCCGAGTACCTACGAATTTGCTGCAAAAGAGGTCGAGTACCAGAATTTGGTGCTAGATGGGCAGCATGAGAAGGCCGCAGCCCTCCGTCAGGAGATTCGTCAGGCGGAACGTGCCCAGCTTGAGTACGAACTGACCCAAAAAATGGAGCAGAAGGTCACTCAGAGCCAGCAGATGTCGGCTTTGCAGCAGGCCGCAGCCGAGTTGGAGACGAACTTCCCGGTTTTTGACCGCGCAAGTTCCGACTTCAACGAAAAGTACACCCAGGAAGTCATCGATCTTCGTGACGCGTTCATCGTGAAGGGTGACAACCCGGTTGCTGCGCTGTCAAAGGCGGCTAAATTCGTCATTCGTGAGTACGGTTTGGACCCCGGCGCACCGGCTGAGCCGTCTCTTGGCTCAACACCGACTGCTGCTAAGCCTGCCGTTGATGAAGTAGCCAAAAAGCGCGCTGAAGTGGCCCGTAAGATGAAGGCCGCTGAGGCTCAGCCGCCTGATATGCCGGGCGAAAGCTCTGCTGCACGCGGGGAGAAGGCGTTTGACATCATGTCGCTGAGCGAAGATGAGTTTAACGCGCTTCCAGCAGCTACTTTGAAGCGCTTACGTGGAGACGTTGTCTAATGGCTAACCGTGATCCAAGGCTCGCCAGAGCCGGTGTGTCTGGCTACAACAAACCTAAGCGTACCCCTAGCCATCCGACCAAAAGTCACGTAGTTGTGGCGAAGTCCGGAGACCAAGTGAAGACGATTCGCTTCGGTCAGCAGGGCGTTAGCGGCTCCCCCAAGAAGCAGGGGGAGTCAGCTGCTTACCGTAAGCGTCGCGAGTCGTTCAAAGCTCGTCATGCATCAAATATTTCTAAGGGCAAAATGTCGGCTGCTTACTGGGCTGACAAGGTCAAATGGTAAAGGAGTCTCGCATGAAGAATATGCATCGAATGCCGGATGGCACCATGATGAAAGGTGCTAAACACAAAGGTCCGATGAAGAAGGGAGCCGCCAAGAAGAAGGCCCCTGCTAAGAAGGCCAAAGGATATGGCTACTAAGAAAAGTAGCGTTAACTCCGCCGGTAATTACACTAAGCCGACGATGCGAAAACGACTGTTTGAGAGCATCAAGGCTGGCGGTAAAGGCGGTAAACCAGGACAGTGGAGCGCCAGGAAGGCGCAGATGCTGGCCGTGCAGTACAAAAAAGCAGGTGGAGGCTACAAGTAATGGCTAAGAACTGGATTAGCGGGGCTATTAAAAAGCCCGGTGCGTTGCGAAAGTCACTCGGTGTTAAGAAGGGGGAAAAGATCCCCGCCAAGCAACTTCGCAAAGCAGCCAAAAAGTCCGGCAAGATGGGACAGCGTGCCCGCCTTGCCATGACGCTTCGTAAGATGGGGAAGGACTAACTCATGGGGTTAGCCAAGTCCCAGCGGTCGCTCAAGAAGTGGACCAAGGAAGACTGGGGCACCCGGTCTGGTAAGAACAGCATCCAGGGTAGCAAGGCTACGGGGGAGCGTTATCTCCCCCGAGCCGCGCGTAATGCGTTAAGCCCGCAGGAGTACGCTGCTACTACGCGCAATAAGCGTAAAGCTACGGCTAGCGGGAAGCAGTTCTCTAAGCAGCCTAAGCGGATTGCAAAAAAGACAGCGAAATACAGATAGTAGTTGCGAACTTTTATTCGTGTTGCTAATCTACAACTGAATTCGTCCGCCGGAACGATATCTGGCCGTGTCGCACACGCTAAAAACGTTTGAGATTTCGCCTGCAATGGCGTTAAACGTGCCGAGGTCGCGCCTCGTAAATACGCGCTAAGTCGTGACCCCACGATACGGGGAAACGGGTTAGCCGCTCCATAAAGTCGGCTGTAGAGGCTGGTAATGCAGGTGCATTACTGGATTTTTAAACGCAATATCAAGGAGAAGCCAAATGGCTCTTACTAACTTTGCGGCGCTGACTAGTGAACAACTCACGGCGTGGAGCCGTGATTTCTGGCGCGTCGCTCGCAATATGTCGTTTGTGAACCAGTTCGCTGGTTCGGGTTCTAACGCGATGATCCAGCGGGTCACCGAGCTGACGAAGTCCGACAAGGGCACGAAGGCCGTGATCACGTTGTTGGCCGACATGACCGGTGACGGCGTGACGGGCGACAGCTCGCTTGAGGGCAATGAAGAGGCGCTCCGCGCTTACGACATCACCATCGAGCTCGATCAGCTGCGCTTTGCGAACCGTATCGCTGGTCGCCTCGCTGATCAGAAGTCGGTCGTGAACTTCCGTGAGACGTCCCGTGACGCCCTCGCCTACGCGATGGCCGATCGTATGGACCAGCTCGCGTTCTTGACGCTCGCCGGTGTTGCTTACACGCACAAGACGAACGGTGGTCTCCGCCCGGTGCTGGCCTCTGGTCAGAACCTGTCGAACCTCGAGTTCGCTTCGGATGTGTCGGCCCCGACCGCTGCTCGCCACCTGCGCGTTTCAGGCAACGACATCGTTGCCGGTGACACGACCGCGATTACTTCGGCCGACGTGCTGAAGTATCGTCATGTGGTTGAGTTGAAGGCCTACGCTAAGGACCAGTACGTCCGTGGTGTTCGCGGTGCTGGTAACGACGAGGTGTTCCACCTCTTCGTGACGCCGCAGCAGATGGCGGCCCTTAAGCTCGATTCGGACTTCCTTGCCAACGTGCGTAACGCTGGCATCCGTGGCCCGAGCAACCAGTTGTTCGCTGGTTCGAGCTCGCTGATGGTCGACGGTGTGATGGTCCACGAGTTCCGCCATGTGTTTAACACTGCTGGCGCAACGACTGGTACCTCGGCGAATGCTGGTGCCGCTGGCTACAAGTGGGGTGCTAACGCCAACGTTGTTGGCGGTCGTGCTCTCTTCTGTGGCGCTCAGGCTCTTGCTATGGCCGACATCGGTCTGCCGGAAATCGTCGAAGACACCTTCGATTACCAGAACCAGTCTGGTATCTCGATCGGTAAGATCTTCGGTCTCCGCAAGCCGAAGTACAACAGCGATGTCACTGCCAACGTCCAAGACTTTGGCGTGATCGCGCTCGACACGGCCGTCTAAGCTGTGAGGGGGGCCCTCTCTTCGGAGGGGGCTCCCCGCTCTTTGTACCAGGAGGTTCTGTGAAGGTCATTTCAGACCGAGAAATTCGGGTAGCTACTCTCAGCGGTGCTTGCGTTTTGTTTCTTCCGGGTGTTGAGCGAGAGGTATCTGATGAAATCGGATTACTAGCTCTTCAGCAGGGAGCGAAACAGGTAACAACTGATAAAAAACCCGAACCAGCAGCAGAACCCTCAGGCATAACGATAGATAATGTCCCTTCCGTAGAAGAGTTCGAGGAAGTCCATACGCTGGATGATGTTATTACTGGGATCGAAAAGCTCGTTGAGAGCGGCGACCCAGATGATTTCAAGTCTGACGGAGCGCCAAAGGCAGCCGCATTGAACCGCGTTGTCGGGCGAACAGTCAGCACCGAAGATCGAGAAGCGGCTTGGGAGGCGTTCCTTCATTCGTGAGGTAGACCATGGCTGTCACCGTACAAAGCGTTATTGACCGAGTTCAAAAGACCCTGCAGGACACCACGGGTGTTCGTTGGCCAGTGGTGGATGAACTCGTACTCTGGGTCAATGATGCCCAGCGTGAAATCGCCCTTTTAAAGCCGGACGCTTCGGCTAAGAACACTACTATTACCCTCGTAGCCGGTACCAAGCAGGAGATCCCTAGCGACGGTAATCGACTTCTTCGCGTTGTCCGAAATATGTCCGCCGCTACAAACGGCGTAGGCAAACGAGCTGTCCGTATTGTTTCGCGCGAAGTGCTCGATGCTCAGACTCCAGACTGGCACGATCCGCTCGTAGCCGGTGATGCTTCGCATGCTGCGGTTATCAAACATTACATCTACGACGAGGCAAACCCACGTAACTTTTACGTGTACCCCGGCGTTGCGTCGCCAGCAGCGTCGTACGTAGAGATTATTTATTCGGCTAATCCGACCACGGTTGCCCAGAACGGGAACTTAGATATCCCTGATATCTTTGCAAACGCCGTGATGAACTACGTCCTCTATATGGCGTACATGAAGGACGCTGAGTATGCTGGTAACCAGCAGCGGGCTTCTTCGCACTTCCAGCTGTTTATGTCTTCCATCACCGGTAAGGCGCAGCTAGACGCTATTACTTCGCCTAACTTCGACGCTAGCCGACAAGTAACGTCTGTCCCAGCTGTAGCGGGGTAATAACTCATGGCGCTCTATGAGTCGCTCCTGCCAGAGATCATCCCGATGGTGCCGGGTTGCCCCGACACGCTTATCGAGAACAATATCCGCGCAGCGGTTATTGAGCTTTGCGAAAAAGCAGCTGTGCTGCAAGCCGAATTAGACCCTGTTACCACAATTGCTGGCATCTACGAATATGATCTTGAGCCGCCTACCGATACGGTAGTGCACAAGATCATGTGGGTAGTTCATGACGGCAAAGAGATTGAGCCAATCAGCACTAATCTCTTAGAGCAACGTAAGCAGAACTGGCGTGACGCCGACAATCGTGGAACTCCGGAGTACTTCGTAAAGACCAGTCAGTCACTGTTCTGGATGGTACCGGTACCAAACGAAACTAAAGCGTCTAGTACCATTTTGCGGGTGCAGCTGAAACCCACTCAAACTTCTACCACCGCTGATGACGAGCTGATGTCGGAGTACCGCGACACCATCGTCAACGGTGCTCTGTTTCGTTTATTGCGTTTGCCTAGCAAAGACTGGACTGACTTTGCTGGGGCACAGGTGTACGGGTCTTTGTTTGCTGAGGGCATAGCCCAAGCAGACAGACGCGCACGAAACGCTGATGCGGGAATTGCTAGGAAGGTAGCGTATGGCGGCATTCACTCCTCTTTCTCACGTCGTAGGAACCGGTACGGTAGCGGCGGTTGAGCCGATCGTATCTGACATACGTAGGGAGTGGGATTGGGTTAAACCAGGTGTAGAAGAGATCCTTCGTAACGCGAAGACTTTGACATACCGGGCCGAAGATGTGTACGCGGCGTGTGTAAATGGACAAGCCGTGTTGTGGGTTACAAGTGAAGGGTTCGTAGTCTCTACAACAGAGGTCGATAACTTCACCGGAAAGAAGACAATGTTTCTTTGGCTCGCGTGGGCCAAGGAGAAGGGGAATAGTTTGGTATCTAGGTACCAGTCGTTCTTCGAGCGCGTTGCCAGAGAAGCGGGGTATAGCTACTTAGAGACAAGATCCCCGTTTTTAGGTCTGATGTCGCACTTGGAAACGAACGGGTGGACTGTAGATACAGTTGTATATACGAGGGCACTATGAGCAGCAAACCGAAGGCAGCAGACTATAAGCCAAGTGAAGCTGAAAAAGCTTCCGCCTCAGTTGCTATGGCGGAGTACGAGTACTTCAAACAGAAGTACGATCCGTTGCTGCAGGAGATGCGCGATAAATCGCTAACCGAAGACGTACAGTCCAGTCTTCGTGGCCGTGCTAACGCAGACGTTATGCAGGCAATCTCTACGCCTAGCCTTCAACAAGCCACTAGCAGCACTGCTGCTAGCGATATGGCGCAAGCACTGACTAGCCAACTTAACACCGCTAACGTTTCGGCCAAGCAAGTTCAGAATACTATGCAGACAGGCGTACTCGGCACTGCTCGCGGGCAAGCTGCTGACGCTCAATCCGGCATGGCTCAAGCTAGTCGGCTAGCTACGTCCTCTGCACTGGAACGCGCTCGCGCCAATCAGCAGGTAGCTCAAGCTAAGCAAACTGCTGCTGCCCAGATAGCATCGACCGCTATTGCTCAGGCTGGCGAAAACATCGCTAGCGGCGGTAAATGGTACGCTCCAAAAGACGCTAAAACCGGCCAGTTAGTTACCGGCGTTGGCGATCGGTTACGCTACAGTACGTACGGAAGCACTACGTATGGGCAACAAAACCAACCTCAGTCGTTAGGTGGTACGCCATTATTCGTACCTACTTCTCCGCTTGGGTTTTATTCTCCTACCGGAGGAGCTTCTGCTTTTAATGCAGCCACCCCAACTGTTAAAAAGTCTGATCTTGTTTCTACACCAGTAGTCGGCATGTTTGCTCCGCGAGGCTAAGAAATGATATCCACTTTGTCTCCTGAAGTTATGGAAGCTTTGCGGCAGCAACAAGCCGTATCTGGCGGCGGCGGATCTACTTACGTCTCGCTCCCAAACGTATCAGACCCGGAACAAGCGTACGCTAACCTCACGCGTCAAGAGTACCTTGACTACGTAAAGAACTACCGTGGGTTTGAAGAAGAGCTTATTAATAAAGCGCGTACCGATAAAACTCTTATAGAGCAAGCCCGAAAAGACGTGGGAGCCGCTTCTGCGCTTACGCAAGGCGTAGCGTCTCGCAATGCTCAGCGTTACGGAGTTGCTCTAACGCCAGCGCAAATCCAGCAGCAGGAACTCCGTTTGCAGCGTGCTAATACGCTCGGCGGTATTCAGTCAGTTAATGACGCTAAAATTGCTCAACGTGAAGCTAACACGGCCTTGCTTGCTGACCTAATTAACATTGGCCAGGGCGTAAATCGCGCTTCGCAGCAGCAACTTGGTTCAGCAGCAGCGGACGCTACAGCTCGCAAAAATGCTTACACACAGGCAAAAGCAGCGTCTAAAGCCAATACTTATTCAACTATCGGTTCGCTCGCTTCAGCAGCGATCCTTGCGTTTGCATTCTGAGGTAAGCCATGGCTGACAATATTGGTAGCGCAATCCTGGCTGGTATCCAAGGTGTGCAACAAAACGCACGCCAGCGGCAAGCTATGCTTTTGCAAGAACAAGAGCTAGATCTGGCGCGTCAGCGTTCAGCTCGAGAAGATGAACAGCTAAAGATTCAGCAAGAGCAGCTTGGCATCAACAAAGATGTAAATGCTAGAGCGCAACAGCAGCAGACTGAGTTGCTGCGTACAAACGCAAAGACTCGTCTAACGGAAGATTCCGACCGCGTGTTTGGCAGAGCGCAGAGCCTTGGCATCATCAAGCGCGATGGGAGCATCGACCGTGAGGCTTTGGCCAAAGGTATTAAGAGCGGCGACCGTCAGTACATCGGCGTTGTCGCAGACATCCTGAACGTTAACAAAGCAGAAGAGAATTTAAACCGTGGGAAGTTTGACCCTACAGACTTCCGATTTACTGGGGTAGATCCAGAAGCCTTGAAGCAAGGCAGACTAATTGCTACCGGGCAATATAGCGACGGTCGCCAGGGAGTGTTTACTGCACAGGGCGGATCTGAGCCAAACGAGAATGTGATTAATACGTCTGTCGACGAAGGCGTTGATCTTGCTATTGAAGCGCTTCAGATGCGCGTTATTCCTAATTCAAATATGGGCGCCACAAGCGCCGAGTCTCGTTTGAATGTTGGAAGAAACGTTGGCGGAACTATTGCCGACGCGTTTAGCAACGTGTCTCCGGTGTACGCGCGTCGAAGCGGCGCACGTACAGTGCTTAATGCCGTAGACGCCAGCGGGCTACCAGTAGAAGCAAGCCGCACGGTTATTGCGCAGCTTGCTGCTATTAAAGACCCTAAGCAGAAGCAGGAGTTTCTTTGGAACTTGTCCAGAGAACTCGGCGTAGAAGCAGAAGTTAAAACGCAAGGCGGTCTTTCTTCGTCAAGGTTGGGAGAAGACCGAGAAAGATTGCTGCCAGGCACTGGCGGAACACCCATTACTGTACCAGTAACTATAAAGGCAAGCGATAAGGTTCGTGGTCTAGATATTCAGTTGAGTAAAAAACGCGCTGAAGCAGACAAACTGCCAGTTGATTCCCCAGCAAGGGAACGTCTTGAATTGGAAATTACGGATCTTAACACCCAACGCGGCGAGTTTATCCGTGGTGAAAACGAACGCGTTTGGACTGGTTTTGAAACAGAAAGCAAACGCATTAAAGAAGCCTCTGCTCGTCCAAATGCTACCGCAGAGACAAAGAGCTTTTGGTCTAAAAAGCAGCAAGACCTGGACGCAAAGAAACAAGCATTCATTAAGGCAGGCGGCTACACGCCTGTTATGCGTACCACTGACTATGCTGCGTTAGAACAAAATGTGCTGTCTAAAATTAAGCAGCTGTCGCCCGGCGAAATTGCTACGGCGGTTCAGAATGGGCAGCTTAAGTTCTCTGAGACAGACGTACGTGCCATGCGCGCAAGACTTTCTGAGTCTGGAGCTGGCTCGGTTAACGCGGTTGCAAAGGCGCACCCAAAAGAAGAGATCATTGGGTCATTTGCTATTGCTTATGCGCAGTCTACTAACCCAGCGCAGCAACAAAGTCTTCTTACTATGATTGCCAACACCGCTGAAACTGGTAGTCCGTTCTTGAGTGACGCAGCCCGTCGCGAAATGGACCTACAAGAACAGCGTATGGCAGTTGATCTTGAGACAGCTCGCCTTCGTGCGAGTACGTCTGCTAACGAAGTTAAGCTTGCGAATATACAGGCTTTAGACAGAACACTTGTTGAGAGCGGCAACAATCTCAATCGTACAGAAGATGGTAAGCCAGTAAAAACAACTCTAGATGATGCTCGTAGATGGGCTATTGCATCTCAGCCTAGAAACCAATTTGTTATAGGACAAATGGCCCGACTAGATCCTGTTGCTGCCCAGCAAGCCTATAAAGTGCATATTGGGCAGGCTTCACAGGCAGCTGCTACCATATTTGACGAGATGCCTAGCGGCGGTTTTTTAGGCCCGGCTAAAGACGTCCTTTATTCTTGGTTTGGCGATAAGCCTACAGTTGATACTATGGCGCAGCGTTTAGAAAACGTACGAGTTGTTAAAGAAAAAGGAAGCGACGGAGTAGAACGCGTAAAGTCGCTATACCTCGTTAATAGAAGTACTGGCCGACAACAGGGTAAAGAGCTGACAGCCTCTCAGATCCAGAACATGGATGGCGGTCCAGAGTTGTTTGCGATCCTTTCAACAGCCGGTGTGATCAACGATAACATAGCTTCATCTCGTGCCGCCGCTAACGCTAAGCAGTAACTAAACGCATGGCCGAAAGAACACTAGTCCTTCCGGAGCAAGAGGATCAGTTCACGTCTTTTTTACGGGACGTGTACTCATCTACTCCAGAGGAAGATGCGCAGTTCCAAAGATTTGCTGCTGGGGAGAACGCTCCGCAGCTACCAACTGCGCCTGGCAACTTGCAAGAAGTATTTAGCGCCGGTATTGAGTCCGGTGTTCAAGGACTAACAGCAGATCTTGAATACTTTAAAGCGCTTGGCAACACCCTTATGGGGGACGAACAAGCCGCTGCTTTAAATATCCAAGAGGCTCGACTCCGTGAGGAGTTTGCTGCAGCGCCAGTACAAGGTCTCGATACGTTTGAACAGTTCTTAGACCAGCCTACATTCGGCGGGTTTATTGAACAGGCAACCAAAAGTTTTGGCCAGGTTCTGCCATCAGCCGCGCTATCTATAGCGGGTGCCGGTACCGGTGCTATTACAGCCGCCGTCGGCCGTGGCGTACTTAATCAGGTCAACAAGCAGGTTGCCAAGCGAATCATAAAAGACTCCGTTGAGCGTACTGCCAACGGCGTTGCTGATCCTGTCGAACAACAAATTGCAGAGCTGGCTTATGGTTCTCTCCGCACGGCCGCTAAGCGTGGCGCTATAGGTGGTGCATTCGCTGCCGAATATGCGCCTATGTCGGGTAGCAATTTGTCCGAGGCTCTCGAAGCCGGACAGCCACTTGACCAGGCCAACGCGCTACGGGCCGCTGCTATCGGCATTCCGCAAGCAGCAATCGGCGTCGGTAGTGAGTACGCATTACTTAAGCTGATCGGCGAGCAAGCCACTAAGCGTGCCGCTGTTGAAGGCGGCGTATTTGCAAACTTTGCGAAGCGGTTAGGCACCGGTGCGCTCCAAGGCGGTGCTATCGAAGCCACCACTGAAGTAGCTCAAGAAGGCATTAGCGTCCTAAACCGCGCTGACCTAGACCCGCTATTTACTGCAGAAGACGCCAAGATGCGTCTCGCAGAAGCTGCGTTTGCTGGTTTCTTTGGCGGTGCTGCTCCTGGCGGTGCTGGTGGCGCTATAGGCGGAACGCTAGACGCTGTGTCGTCTATGAAGCCTGGCCAAGGAGTGCTTACTAATGTAGGCAACATTGTAGAAAAGGCTAAAGGCTTCCTAGAAACAGCTCGCGGGCAGCGCGTTGATCAGCAGATCAACAACGAGCAGTTCGGCGATGTGGCGGCTGGCTTAACAACTCCCGAGTCTGAAGGCGACATCGACGCTCAGCTCCGTGCGATGGTTGATCCGTCTAGCGGCAAAAAAGCCGTGTGGATTGCTGGTGCCGCTCCAAAATTTAACGCTCCGCAAAACCGGGTTAAGACGGCTAGCATTAATGGAACACTGGCATATTCAGCATTTGTCCCAGGCCGAGGCACAATCGTCTCTACTGACGAAGACGTAGTGCGCGAAGTTATTGCAGCCGGTGCATCAGATAAGGCCTTGCAGATCGCCCTTGGTTATAGCGCCGTAAAAGATTATTCCGCTCCCGGTGACATTGTTGTTCAGGCACTCGACCGTAACGGTCGGGTCATCTCTGAAGAAGTCACGTCGCCAGAGGGGGTAAGTGCTGCTTTCGAAGCCGCTCGTAATCTGATGCCCGAAGGTGGCAGCATCCAACAGACTACTGTAGAAAAGGCGCTCGAAGATCGTAAGCGCCGCTTTGAGTCAGAGCAGCGAGTCGAGGTTCGTGACATTGACTTGTCTGACGAACAGACCGACGAGACAGACGCTGACCAGGTAGAGATGTTCGGCCAAGGCGTGCAAGCCGTAGAGGGGCAACGCACAGTTGTTCGAGCGTATGGTCGTAAGACTGACCCGAACCGAGTGTTTGATAACACACAGTCCGCCCGTGCCTCTTACGACACGGTGTTCGGTGAGACTAACTGGGCTGACCCGCGTTTCGCGTCTATGACCGAAGCGATGCTTAACGCTGCTGTAAATGAGCAGCGCAGTAACCCAGACTCAGCGGTATCTATTGAAGACACGCCAGATGGTGGGTATCAAATCGTTCGCGATGATTTTGGCGATCTGTTCCGCTCAATTGATACGGCTGGCAACGAAGTACGTCTAAATCTCCCTGAGTTTTTACGTTCTGCCATACAGAGAGCACGCCGAAGCAAGTACGCTCAGAACTCTCGCGTTACTATTGTTGGCCCAGACGGAAAAAAGTCAGCCGTAAACCTTGTTGACCTTACTGCGGCTGGGCAGCGCTTACTAGAAGGCCGTGAAGGATCTGGGTTTCAGTTGCGCCAAGACCCACGTACCGGCGCTACATACGTATCTCCAGAAGCAGCCGCCAGGGCTGGTTTGCTTGAAGTCTTGGGCGATTTGGCTGTTGAAGGGTACGATGTACAGATCGATGGGCAGTCGCTTTTCCCTGGCTTCCAGCTGACGCCTGACCGTAATCAGGCTGCTGCTGGCCGTATCCCTGCTCGATTAGGCAACGTAACTGCGGCAGTTATTGGCGGCCGTCAGCGATCTTTGAACGATCTTCTGAACCCCGTCCAAGAGTCGGTGATGACGGCAGAAGAGCGCCAAGCTGCGCTTGCTGCTGAACCGCTCGGCCCGCCAAGAGATGATGTTTCAGACGGCCGTACCGAAACAGAACGTATGATCGAGTCGAGCGTTACGGGCGGTGAGCTCCTAACGCCGATGAACATCGACACGCCGCGCTCAGCTATTGATCTGCGCGCTGGTCGTGCTCCTACTACTGTAAGCCCGTTGGCCGAAAGACGCTCGGCGCAAGAGCGTATCTCTAACGCCATCAACAGCATGGTCGGCGATATTGTTCGCGACCTGTTTGACTCGCTCAAGTTTGCCGACCCGCCGCATATTTTTACGTTCGCTGAACTCATAGCTATGTCGGATGACCAGCTATTGCAGCTGTTTGGCGGCGCGTTGAATCCAGTACGCGAAGCAATCGCTAGCATGCAGAATAGCTCCACAAAGATGGGCATGCATATTTCTGGACAGTTTGGAAAGATAATTATCCTTCGAGAGTCCGGCAACGTACTGCAAGACGCTCTTGTTATTGCGCACGAAATTGGCCACAGCCTCTACAAAGAGGAGCGGAATAAAGCGCTTGAGAACTCCGCTATTCGTAAGCGGCTGTTTAGAGCCTATCAGTCATCCCCATCGTTCAAAGACCTAAAGGACAAGTACGGGTTTGATCTCGGCTTTGAAGAGTGGTTCTCTGACCAGGTGGCTTTGTGGGCTAACAAGCGGTACAGAAGCCGTCAGAAGGCTGATAGTCTCGTTAAGAAGTTCTTCAAGGACTTTGCGGCTCGCCTTGAGTCGCTCTGGAAGCAGACATCGGAGTCTTTCCGTAAACGGTTTGGCGGACGACTTGGAGCCGTCAACGAAGACTTCGAGACGTTCATGGACGCTGTCCTTGAGTCCAGAAAGTCACAAGTAAAGGAAAACGGCTTATCCTTTACTGAGCGAGCATTCGTATACGAGCTTAACGACCTTAATATTGCCAACGGCGGCGCAGCCCGAGCGGCGCACTGGCAGTCGAAGATCTCGCAGCTTAAGAAGAGCCCATACGTTAAACCTATCCTTCGGCTTGTATCGACGGCCGATGGCATCCTGCGTATGTACGCCGGTAACGAAATAGCGGATATGTTTTACGTACGGGCCCAAGATCCGACCGGCAAAGGCCGTCTTGGTTTTGTACCGCAGTCGGCGCGTACGTTTGACTTGTATAAGAACCGACTTGATACGGAGTTAGGGTCATTTGATGATCCGGCTCTGGACGCAGAGTTCGATAAGGCAACGTCAGACACGCCGACCGCACAGTTGACCGGTAAGGCGCTGGCCATCCGCCAGTTCCTTGAGGACTTCTACTCAGAATACGTCAGCCCATCGAAGACTAAGATCGGCTTCCAGCGCGACTACTTTCCGCGTCTGCTTGATCTTGTGGCTATCTCAAATGACCCGCAAGCATTTGTCGATTTGATTCTGCAGGCCGACCCAAGTGCAAACCGCGCAAAAATAACTAGCAGAGTTCAGAAGCTCGTAGACCTTCAGCAGGCGGTAACTAACGGCGCCGACGTAGAAGGCAACCCGTTGGACCCGGCCGCTAGCGTTAACGAGGCGCTTGAGTTAACGAAGAACTTAACTCGCCAGCAGCTTCGAGATAACGGCTTTTTGCTCCCGCCAAAGCAGGCGTTTTCTGAGTACGTCCGCAAGGTAATCAAGCGCGTCGAGTTCGACCGCGCTACCAAAGATGACCAGGGTAACGATCGCCTCAAGCCGCTGCTGGATGCTCTTGCACCAGAGGATCGCGAGCAGGCGCTGCAGGTTATCAACACCTACATGGGTTATCGCGCTCCGCTCAGTCCGTTCTGGCGAAAGCTGAACAGCTGGGGGCAGTTCATTCAGTTCGTGACTATCCTGCCGTTTGCTGCAATCTCGTCTGTGACAGACCTGGCTGGTCCGGTTATCGCGTCAAAAGAGTTTGGCGACCTGACGACTGGCATGAAAGAGGTAGTAGCGACTATCAAAAACCGCGAAGAGGCCAAACAGTTGGCTCGCGACATCGGTGTCGTTACGCCAGAAGCCGTGGCTAACGCGTGGATCACTGATGCGGACGCCGACTATATGGATCCGACCGCTCGTAAGTGGTCTGACCACTGGTTCTCGTTGACTGGTTTGAACTGGTTCACTCGGTTCACTCGTGAGTTTGCTACCGGCATGGGCGTGCAGTTCATTACGAAACACGCACGTAATGAGTTCAATAACCCGCGATCGGATCGGTACCTCGAAGAGCTTGGTCTGACCCGAGCCGATGTAACGAGCTGGCTCAACAGTGGGCGCAAGCTTTCGACGCCAGAAGGTAAGAAGGTTACTCAGGCGCTGCAGCGATTCGTTGAATCTTCGACGCTGCGTCCTAATGCTGCAGAGCGACCGGTGTGGGCGTCTGATCCGCACTTCGCTTTGATATGGCAGCTGAAAGGTTACTTTTACTCCTACGGTAAGGTCATCCTAGGCGGTATGTTCTCGGAGGCTGAAACCAGACTTCGTGAGCAGAATATTGGAACCCCGTGGCAGCGTGTTGGGTCCGCAGCCGGGCTGCTCGCGCTTACTGCGGTAGCGACTATGCCGCTGGCAATGCTTGGTATGGAACTTCGCGAGTACGCAAAGTTTGGCCTGGCAGCGTTCTTACCGTTCGTTGAGGCCGACCAGAAGTACTTCCGGACCGACCGTATGGACTGGTCTGAGTATCTCGGAACGGCCTTTGAGCGGTCAAACTTTAGCGGGCCATTTGGGCTAGCTACAGGGGCTTCAAATGCTGCTAACTTTGGCGACAGCCCACTGTTTACGCTTCTTGGACCCACGACAGAGACTATCGATACCGCTATGACTAATGGCTGGCGGATAGACCGGACGTTGAAAGACCGGCTGCTGCCAATTTATAACCAGCTGTAAGGGGTACCTATGGAACTCTTTGAAATCTTTACTCGCGCATGGCCAGTTATTCTGGCGATGATCACCCTTATCATCGTGCTGTCTAAGCTGGATCTGCGGGTCGCGGTATTAGAGGATAAGATCAAGACCTTGTTTGATCTGCTTAACAAGAGGAACGAAAAATGATGACTATGATTAGTACCTTCCTGTCATTTTTGGCAGGCGGTCTTCCTAAGATTTTGCAGATTTTTCAAGATCGACAGGACAAGAAACACGAGTTGGCCTTGGTTGCCGCGCAGAAGGAGCGTGAGTTGGCTTTGGCCGAGAAGGGCTTTCTTGCTCAGGCTCGGGTTGAAGAGATCAAACTGGAGCAAATCCAAACTCAAACGGCAGGCGAAGAGCGCCAATCCCTGTATCAGCACGACATCGAGATCGGCAAAGGTGCATCCCAGTGGATGATTAACCTCCGGGCCTCCGTTCGCCCGGTCGTCACCTACATCTTCGTGTTGGAGCTTGTCGCCCTTAACATTACGGGCATCTGGTACGCCTGGAACCAAGGCGTACCGTTCGCCGTGGCTATGGAGAACGTGTTTGGTGATGACGAGATGTTGATCCTCAGCAGCATAATCGCCTTCTGGTTTGGCACTCAGGCGTTCAACAAGAAGTGAAAGTCTCCCCCGCCGCCATCCAGATGATCAAGCACCACGAAGGGGTGCGGACTAAGCCTTACCGCTGTCCTGCCCTTTTGTGGACGGTCGGCGTGGGCCACGTAATTGACCCAACCCACACGAGGATAAAGTATGAGGAGCGGCGTAATATATCGGTACCCCCTGGCTGGGACAGAGTCCTCTCCGTGGGAGAAGTTGACGCTCTTCTTGCTGAAGACCTTGGCCGTTTTGAGCGTGGTGTACTTAGACTGTGTCCTGCTGCTGCTGGCCGTCAGGGAGTTTTCGATTCTCTCGTCAGTTTTGCCTTCAACGTGGGCCTCGGCAATCTCCAGCGTTCTTCCCTTCGGATGAAGACCAACCGGGGCGAGTTTGAGGAAGCGGCTGATGAGTTCCTGAAGTGGACTAAGGCCGGTGGCCGGGTACTTCCTGGCCTGGTCAAACGGCGTATGGACGAGCGTTCCTTGTACTTGTCCGGCGTGCATTGTACAAACGATCCTGCTAATATCCGGTAGGGGATCTCTACCTCCACACGAAGGGTTTAAGATGGCAGAGAAAATTAAACTCGTTCAAGGGGACACCCGCCCTCAGGTGCGCCTCACGCTTACCGACGAAAATACGGGTCAGGTCATAGACCTAACGGGTGCTACCGTTACCCTACACTTTCGCTCTGTCGGCGCTACTACTTCGTTGTTTTCACGGCAAGGCGTAGTTATTGACGCCCCAAACGGCATCGCTGTCGTTTCCTGGCAAGCCGGTGACCTTAACGTCCCGGCTGGTGAGTACGAGGGGGAGATCGAGGTCTACTGGTCCGCGACCAACGCGCGCCAGACAGTTTACGACTTGTTGAAGTTTAAAGTCCGTGAGGACATCGCGTGAAACTGACTGCCGCTTGGACAGTCATAAAGAGCGCCATATCTTCCCAGGCGCTCTCTGCATCGGTTTCCGCCGTGCAGTTAGCCGCAGCTACTCAGGCAGCGGTCATTACGCTAGTCTATGAGCTGGGGCTGTTTTTACTCCTTGTCGATCGGGAAGACGGAGTTTCCGTAGACGAAAACCTGCAGCGTTCTTTTTCGAAGCGTTTAACTGACGCATTTAGGGCAGTCGATGCCCATGCTTTAGGTTTCCAGAAATCGGCCCAAGATGCAGTCGCCTTAACAGATGCCGAAACGCTGGCTATCTTTAAGAACAACTCAGACCTACTTCAACTTGTAGACATCCGAGCCGTAGCAGTGGCAAAGGCGCTGGCAGACGGCGCCTTGACGCAAGACAAATTGGTCAATGCGGTCTACAAGGCTCTCGTTGATCTTGCCGCTGTTATAGACAATAAGTCGCTCGCTACCGGCAAGGTGGTCGGAGACGCGCTAGCCATTGCCGATGAAGCGTTTGCCTCGGTCTCCAAATCGCTGACTGACACAGCAGTTCTGTCGGACTTGCATCAGTTCTCTGCCCAAAAGAGCCTCTCCGATGTCGTCGGAGTAACCGATGACATCGACGGTGCTTTGACTATTGAAGACGACCAAGAGGTCAACTTCTTTAAGTTTACTAGCAACGTTGCTGCAGCTACTGACAACTTTGTTCGTCAGGTTGACTACGTACGCCAGTTTGACGACGCCGGGTTTGTCGCTGACCAGAGTGTTCTGGCCAGCAATAAAGCCCTCGCCAATGATGCGGAACTGACTGACGCAGCAGCACGCGTGTTTGACAAAGGCCTCTTTGAGTTCCCGTCCGTTGCTGATGCGTTCGTAAGCTCGGTACAGAAGGCCGTCGATGATCTCATCCGTGCTACTGCTGAGGATCAGCACGAACTGCAGATCAACAAGATTGTAGCCCACGTTGCAACAGTCACGGATACTATCCTACTTGCGCTGACGTCGATACGTAACGCTGCTGACTCCGGTATTTTGTCTGACGTAGATGTCTTGGAGATATCTAAGGCGCTTAACGAAGCATTGTCAGTTGCTGACACAGCTGTAGTATCGTTGTCGAAGCCTTTATTTGACAGCGTTGATCTGTTTGACCTGGTATCACAAGAACTGTCTAAGCCTCGCGCAGACAGTTCGTTGGTATCAGACGATTCTGTCTTGGCTTTGTTTAAGGGGCTAGCAGACGAAACTCAGATCTCTGATCAGTTTGTCTTGATTGCTACATACCTACGTAGCATTGATGATTCCTCTGTAGCAGTTGACCAGTTGGTACGCTTGCTATCAAAAGTCCTGTCTGACTCAACCACTGTCTCGGATTCGCCGTTCAAGCAACCGAACTTAGGTAAGTCGGATTCTGTGTCAGTAGGAAGTTCGGGAACGCTACTGATGCAAGGGTACTGCGATATTACGTATTTCGCAGAAGACTTTGTCGGTAGTTCTCGGTCATTTACTTAGTGAGGTCTTTTTAGATGAATACGCTCGAAAGTTTGAAGGTGAAGGGTCGCCTGAACATTGTTCTGCGCGACAAAGACGGTAACGTCAAGGACGAGCGCGAGGTCGATAATCTCGTCGTCAGCTCGGGCTTGGCTTACATCATTAGCCGTATGGTCGGCACGTCGAAGGCTGTCATGTCTCATATGGGTCTCGGCTCTGGTACCACGGCTGCTGCCGCTGGTCAGACCGATCTCGTGAGCGTGCTTGGCTCACGTGAGGCTCTTGATTCCAGCACGATCGCTGGCACGGACAACGAAAAGGTTGTTTACGTTGCCTCGTTTGAGCCGGGTGACGCGACTGGTGCTGTGACCGAAGCGGGCATTTTCAATGCCTCGACGGCTGGTGACATGCTCTGCCGCACCGTGTTTCCGGTTGTGAACAAGGGCGCAGATGACGCATTGTCCGTTACTTGGACGATCACGTTGTCAGCGGTCTAACAGAGACCGTAAATGTCAACGGTAACTCTTAGAAACGTAAAGGGATCGCCGCTGACTAATGCGGAGGTTGATGCTAACTTTTCGAACTTGAATAGCGACAAGTCGGAAAAAGCAGCCAACCTCAGCGACCTCACTAGCGCGAGTACCGCCCGGAGCAATCTGGGCGTGTACTCAAGCGCTGAGGTAGACAGCAAAGCGATTGCTATGGCTATCGCTCTGGGGTAACACATGGCTTTTAAATCGATCGCATTGCCGAACATCGGCACATCAGGATCGCCTTCGACTGTTACTACTACCGTACAGGCTGGGGAAACCCAGACCCTTATTGGGTTAGCTTTTGCCAACGCAAGCGGTACAAACGTGACTATTTCGGCGAAACTGAACAAGAGTGGCGGCGCTTCTGCGTTCTTAATTAAGGACGCACTGGTTCTTCCAGGCGGAGCGTTGGCGGTGGTAGGCGGCGATCAAAAAGTGGTGCTCGAAACGGGCGACACAATTACTGCGTACGCAAGTGCTAGTAATTCAGTCGACGCTACTCTGTCTTACCTCGTCTGAGGATTGAGCAATGGGCTATATTGGTAACGCTCCGTTTGGCGGACAAATCACTGGTGACAACGTCCTTGACGGGTCAGTTGGCACAGCTGATATAACCAATGGAGCAGTTACGGCTGCCAAACTTAGTTCTACTGCTATTACTGATAAGCTTGGATTCACGCCGTACAATTCCGCTAACCCTAGTGGGTACATAACTAGTTCTGCGCTCTCTCCGTACTTAACGATTGCTAGCGCAGCTAGTACGTATCAGACTATCCTTACCTACTCTGACGTTACTACAGCTCTCGGATTTACTCCGTATAACAGCACAAACCCTAGCGGGTATATATCCGGCAACCAGACGATTACCGTCTCCGGTGACGCCAGCGGTAGCGGTACTACTGCAATCTCTCTTACGCTGGCTAACAGCGGCGTTAGTGCTGGCACCTACGGTAACGCAACAAACATTCCTCAGATCGCGGTTGACGCTAAAGGTAGACTTACTTCTGTTAGTAACGTTGCTGTTAGCATCCCGTCCGGGTCTTTGACGTTTACCGGTGATGTAACTGGAACCGGATCGACTGGATCCAGCACGGCATTGACGTTAGCCAACAGCGGCGTGTCTGCCGGTACGTACACAAAAGTCACTGTTGATGCGAAAGGCCGCGTTACTACCGGAGCATCGCTAGCCTCGGGCGACCTGCCTACCTACACCGGCACGATCACCTCAAGCCAGGTGACGACCGCGCTCGGGTACACGCCTCCGCAGCCAACCGGTACTGGTGCAAGCGGAACGTGGGGCATCTCGATCAGCGGCAACGCTGCTACGGCAACCACGGCTTCCAACGTAAACAACGGCACGTTGACAATGAACGTGTCGGGTACGGGGTTGTCTGGTTCTCAGACTTTTACGGCTAACCAGTCGAGCAACGCAACGTTCACAATAACGTCGAACGCAACAAGTGCAAATACAGCAAACGCTATTGTCGCGCGTGATGCTAATGGTGCTTTTGTTGCTCAAGACATTACCGCCACTCGTAGTAACGGCACCGGCGTTATTTTCTTTGGTAATACTGGAACGCGATACCTTTTCTGGGATGGGACTAACTACGCCATGCCCGGTGCCAATCTTTTTGTTAACGGTTCTCAGGCCGTCACAAATAACGGTGGTACGTGGGGCATCAATATCTCCGGCACGGCCGCGTACGCAACCAACACTACGCAGGGTTTTGCTAGTAACTGGAACACCGACTTCGCCAACACGCCTGCTGGGAGCACAAGGCTTTCTGGCGACACACCTACTGGTAGCTCAACAGGTGGCCCCGGTGGAGTGTGGTGGTTCCAGCAAAACATGCGTCATACCAACGCATCAAACGTCTGGGGCGTTCAGGTCGCGTGGGGGTGGGAAGACAATGCTAACGTTCTTCGCACTCGCAACGTACAAGGCGGCAATTACGGTGCGTGGGTCACGTACCTTAATAGCGCTAATTACACTTCTTATGTAACGGGTAGCAAATTGCAGTCACAGACATTTACAGGTTCGGGCACCTTTACTGTCCCGACAGGCGTTACATCCGTTTGGGTCACCATGGTTGGTGGCGGCTCAGGCGGAGGCGCAAGCGCATACGGCAACGGTGCTGGCGGCGGCGGTGCTGGCGCATATATGATCAAAAGGGCCGTTAATGTTACGCCGGGATCAGGAGTTGCTGTCACTATCGGTGGAGGGGGTGCTGGTCACCCTCCTGACTCTCAAGGTAACGGGTCTCCTGGCGGTGCTACTTCGTTTGGCTCAATTAGCTGCTCTGGCGCGCTTGGTGGCGGTGGTATTGGCCAACAGCAAAATTCACAGGCAGGCGCTGGTGGAGCGGTTGGTGGCGCAAGGCAATACACTTTCGCAGCGGGTAGCCTTGGCGGGCTAGTGGGTAGAAACGTAACGGGTGGCGTCAATTGGGGCGGCGGTGCAGGCGGCCTGTATGGTAACGGCGGTAACGCTAGCGACGCTTACGGTGAGAGCGCGGTTGGAAACTCCGGCGGCGGTGGCGGTGCTGGTGGTTATGGCGGCGGCGGTAACGGTGGATCGGGAATGGTTATCGTCGAGTGGTTAGCATAAGGAGTATAAGACGTGGCACATTTTGCACAGCTTGATGAAGACAACGTGGTAATCAAAGTCGTAGTGATTGGCAACGAAGATATATGCGACGAAGACGGAAACGAGGTTGAAAGTATTGGCGTCGCCTTTTGCCAAAGTTTATTTGGCGAGGGCAATTGGGTGCAGACCTCGTATAACGGAACGTTTCGTAAACGATATGCTGGCGTAGGTTATACCTATGACGCTGACTACGACGCGTTTATCCCACCGAAGCCATTTGCTTCTTGGGTTTTTGATGAAGTCAAACTGAACTGGGCACCACCGGTGCCATTTCCGTCTGACGGTGGACGCTACGATTGGGACGAAGCATCAGGCTCTTGGGAAGCCATTGCTGGTTCAAACGGTTAATAGGTGCTAAATGGAAACGTATTCTTTTGTTCTTACTGAGCAGGACGCCAACATTATTATTGGCGCGTTGGCAAAACAACCGTTTGAGGTGGTTGTGAACCTGATACAGAAACTTCAAACGCAAGCTGAGAAGCAAAGAAACGCTAAGGAAATGATGGAGGTAGCGGCAGGAGCGGCTTCCACCGAACTTCCTAGCCCAGCCAAATAAAATCAGAGCAGCAAAAGCTGCTCTTGAGGTAACGCATGGCATACATCGGCAACGCACCAGGGTTCTCAACGCAGCGCATCGTGACTACGTTCACGGCGACTGCTGGTCAGACCTCGTTCTCGCCCACCGGCGGGTACATACTTAATTACGTCGATGTGTACTACAACGGCGTTAAGTTGGTAGCGGGTGACGATTTCACTGCTACCGACATGAGCGCGGTTGTATTAACCATTCCTGCTTCTGCTGGTGACATGGTTGAAGTTGTCTCGTATGTACCGAGAGGCTTAACTGACGGTTACACCAAGGTTGAAGCCGACGCTCGCTACGAACCAATTGATAGCGCGTATACAAAAGCTGAAGCTGATGCCCGTTACGAACCAATCGATAGCGCCTACACGAAAGCAGAATCTGACGCTCGTTACGAGCCTTTAGACAGCGCGTATACAAAAGCTGAGTCTGATGCGAAGTACGCGCTGTTAGGTGCGAACACTGACATTACTTCGCTAAATCCTGACTACATAACGTTTGACCAGACGGCAGTCGTCACCGACGCTGTTGGCCGCTTGACATGGGATTCTGCGACCGGCTCTTTGCGCATGCCGATGCTCGGCGGTAATGCCGTTGCGTCTCTCGGTCAAACAATGCATGCGTATGTAACTAACGCCGAGTCGTTTACAATCAATAAAGGGCAGCCTGTATATCTACACTCTGCTCAAGGCGATCGAGCGACGGTAAAGCTGGCGTTTAATACTTCTGATGCAACATCGGCAAAGACTTTTGGTCTTGCCGCTGAAAACATAGGCGCGAATCAGACAGGCTACGTTATTTGCCAAGGCGTACTAAGTAATATAGATACATCCGCTTACACTGGCGGAGCAACTCTTTACCTTGGAAGCACTGCTGGGTCGCTAACAACGACTAAGCCAGTAGCGCCAAACCACTTGGTTTATATCGGCGTTGTCGAAAAAACCAATGCTGGCGGCGGTCAGATTTACGTTCGCCCACAGAATGGGTACGAGCTGGATGAGATTCACGACGTACTGATTACGTCTCCTGCCAATGGGCAGATACTGGTATACGACGGCTCCACTAACTTATGGAAAAATCAAGCCCCGGCTGGCGGTCTGCCAGATTTAGTAGTCGTCTCTGGCACTACGCAAGCAGCCGTCGCTAACAAGCACTACGTTTTGACTAACGCTGCTACCACGACCGTCACACTTCCGGCTTCTCCGGCGGCTGGCGACGTAGTGTGGGTCACTGTAGAGAACGGCCGCATCGACAACGTGATTGCCCGCAACGGCCAGAACATTGAAAGCATCGCGGATGACTTACTGCTCGACGACACGCAAGCGTCGCTGCAGCTCCGCTACGTCAACGCAACTATTGGATGGGTTTTGATATGACCGCTCTTAGCAGCCTAAGGTCTGGCGGAAAGCCAAAACAAGTAACTACGTATACAAGTGGAACTGGAACATATACGCCTACCGCCGCTAATGCGTGGTGCTACGTCACTCTCGTCGGCGGAGGCGGAAATGGTGGCGGCGGCTCCGGTGACGGCGGGTCTGCTGCAGCTGTATGGACACAGTGGATAAAGTTGTCAGGGGCTACTTCTTATGCTGTTGGAGCTGGCGGCGGCGGCAACACTACGTTTGGCTCGTTAACCGCAGTTGGAGGTAGATCCGGCGGCGGCAACTTCTCTCAGGGTAGTGACGCTGGCGGAGGAGCTGGTGGTTTTAATGGACAGTCGTCGCAATATGGCGCAGGAGGTTCTGGATCTGGCTACGGGGGTGTAAACGGTGGTAACGCAACTGGCTACGGAGCCGGTGGGGGCGGCGCCGGGTACTACTACGGCGGGCGGGATGCTGGCAGCGGGTCTGGCGGTTTAATTATCATTGAGGATTTTGGACCATGAAGCGTTGGGCATTGATTGAAGACGGAAAAGTAACAAATGTCGTCGAGCAGGCCACGCAGCCGGTATTGTTTGGTTCATGGGTTGAAACGCCGACGCACTATGTTAGCCCCGGTTGGAGTTATATAGATGGCGAATTCGTTGACCCACGTCCGCCGATCACTATTCCTAACATTATCACAAAGGTGTCGTTTCGTTTCCGCATGACCGACACTGAGTATGTCGGCGTTCTGACCGCTGCCAAGACCGACGTTGAGGTCCAGGCTTGGGTCGAGACCTTCAACATGGTGTCACAGGTCAACTTGTCGGACGAACGAACCGTGGCCGGACTTAACGTCTTGGTCAGCAAAGGTCTGCTCACCCAAGAGCGGGCTACAGAAATACTGTCTACTACCGTACTAGAGGGGGAAAGGCCGTAATGTCCAGAGCCAGAACACTAGCCAGCGCCATCGGTTCCGACGGTGCGCTTAACGTAGGCGACGTCGCGGGGCTGCATACGGTCGCGTCTACGGGTCTTTTTTCGGACCTTATGAGTAAACCCACAACCCTGGCCGGATATGGTATAACAGACGCGGCCACGCAACAGTA